ATCGGCTCTATTCTTTTCATTGTGCCTCGCACAGAAAATAAAGGCACATGGAAGAGAATCGCTTCGTTTGACTACGTTCGTGAGTTTGTACAAAATCCCGATGAAATCATATATGATTACGGCATCAACAAAATTAGCGAAGCTTGGGCCGCAGACTACGACCAACACTGTGAGGAATCAAAACCATGAACCGTATGCCCTGTAGTATCTCAGACGACCCGTATAACGATTACAGCGACTTTATAGAAAATGAAGGCGTCTACCGGACAAAACCGCAACCATCACCAGACGATGAACGCGACGCATTGCTCGATAAACAATTCGCACTCAACACCGGGCTCGGCCCACTGATCGCGAATCACGGTTCAGATTAACAATTAACCCCTTTCGAGGGGTTTTTTTATGTCTAAACGTTACGTAGTTACGCCGTTACGTATATAGAGTCAAAATTAGAAAAAATAAAAAAAGGTAAAATATAGGCGTAACCGGTGTAACCGGCGTAACTTGGAGGCAGATGTCAGCAAACAATAGGGCTGTAGAGGTAACACAAAAGGTTACACGTCAATAAACTAAAATGTAACTGTAAACAAGAAATTGCGTTAAGCCCTTTCAAAATAAAAAAGAAATAAAAAAGAATAATACTTCGGTATATACATAAGATGGTTTTTAGGTAAACTATCGCGTATTAACTGGAGTATTTTATGGCGAAGAAACCCCTACCAAAGTCTGCACCTGTAGTTGAAAAGAAAACAGCCGGCCGGCCCAAAGTAAATAAACAATCTGTATTGACTCGTAAACAAGAACTGTTCGTTAAAGAACTGGTAAGCAAAGACGGACAGATCACATTACGAGAGGCGGCCATCAATGCCGGCTACCCTGCCTCTTCTGCCCACACCCGGGCATACGAACTAACTAACCCGCACATATCACCCCATGTTGTTAATGCTATCAAAAGCTATCGTAACGAGCTCGACGAGAAGTTCGGCGTTACCTTTCAAAGACATCTTAGAGACTTGCAAGGCATCCGAGACTTGGCAATAGAAAACGGTGCATATTCTGCCGCCGTTCAAGCCGAGTACCGCCGGGGTCAAGCGCACGGCGACATCTATGTTAGTAAGTCCGAGGTTAGGCACGGAAGCATAGACAGCATGAGTAAAGACGAGGTCGAAAAAGCATTGCTTGAGCTCAAGAGCCAGTATGCTCCGGTTACTATCGATATCACTCCCGAGGAAATAGACAATGCCGACAACCGCGACAAAGCGAGAAGCCGCATTTTATCTACAGATGAAGACAGCGGCGAAGACGTCGAAGTCTCGAAAGCTAATATTCACTAGAATAGAGTCGACGGCAGTCCCGGGAGTGCCTGACCTTTTAATATGTGACGAAGACGGTTTGTTCCATATGGTCGAACTAAAGTTCATTACGGGTAATGCGGTCAGTCTTAGGCCGCACCAAGTTAGTTGGCTAACCAAACATAGCCGTAGCAGTAGTTGGATATTTATTAAGAAACAAAAGAACAATTTAGAAAAGTCCGAACTGCACATTTATCGAGCAGACCAAGCCATTGACGTTAAACTAGACGGTATTAAAACCGAGCCCGTAATGGTGCAGAGTCAGCCCTTTAACTGGACCGACGTGTTTAACTTGATTAGTCCGAGGTAATCGCATACTATCGTATATCCAATAACTTACGGAGTAATGAAAATGTGGAAATGGATCAAGAGTTTATTTTTTAGTCCCGAGGTAATCCCGGAGCCGGTTGCTGTAGCGCCGACACCCAAGCCGAAACCTAAGCCCAAACCCAAACCCAAACCCAAACCAAAACCAAAACCAAAACCCAAGGCAGTTATTAGGGCAACCGTTAAAGCTAAGGCCAACGCGAAAGCTAAACCCCGAGCCAAGTTAAAGGTGGTTAAATAATGTTTTTGATTGGATGGTTAGTTGAATTAATTTATGGAAAGGAAGCCGTTGAAGAATTTGAAAAGAAAAAAAAGCGGCCGCGAGTAAAACCAAAGCGCAACCGTAAAAGGTAAATGATTAGCCCGTTTAGTTGACGGGCTTTTTATTGTCCGGTAGTATGCGATAAATCCCATAACCCAAGGAATATGTAAAATGTCGAAAATATCAGAATTACAACATCGTTTAGTTAACGATATTCAAGTTTCTATCTTAAAAGCTAAAGCGGCCGATGATTTGGTTACTAGCCAACACCGGGAAAAACTCGACGCCATTGCACAACAATTAATCGATTTACGGCGTATTTTTGAACCACCGGGGAGTGATGACCGTGAATAGCCCGTTTAGTTGACGGCCTTTTTATTGTCAGGTAGTATGCGATAAATCTTATATAACTACGGAGTAAATTGAGATGGATTATTTAGCCGAACGTGAACAGTTAAAGGTGTTAATCGATAGTTTAGCGGTCGATAGAAAATTAGCCGTGTATCAATGGTCGCGGGATTGCGACCAATGCGAGGGCGATAGAATGGACCTTATCCCGGCCACTATAGTTGCCTATGAATCTTGGGAAAACAACATACAAGATTATGCCGAGGGCCCTTGCGTTACTCGACCTGTAAATATGAATGATTACAGTGACTTTGAAGCAAGCTTTCGAGACCGCCGCGCCGAACAGTATAATTATTAATGACTATTTTAGCGGACGGCACTATATACAGCGTGTTAGCTAATTTATTCTTTTGGTATCTAATTTTTAAACAGGATAAACAATCATGAAACTATTATCAGATAAAAAGTATTATATTATTGACGGCAAAACAGGTGACATTATGTTTTATACGGACGATAACACTGGCTATCCTAGTGTTTGGGAAACCATTACAGGCTCAGACAACAACCGCTATTATTACACCGAAACAAAACTACCAGAAGAGCGAGATTGAATCATGAAACTATTAAACGTTGGTGGTTCTAACACTAAAATAGCCAAGACAATCAAGCGGGGCGGAAACATACGCGTCGCTAGTCTGTCGTTAATGCCCCATCGCAAAATATGCGCGGGTAGTAAAGCGGCGGGATGCTTTGAAACCTGTTTAAAGTCTAGCGGCCGTGGTGCGTTTAAAAACGTAGCAACCGCGCGACAAAACAAAACAGACTTTTATTTATCCGACCGTTCCGGTTTCCTTTCTCAATTGCGGGCCGAACTCACAAACTTTGATAAGCTATGCACTAAACAAAATGTAACGGGTTGGGTCCGGTTGAATACTATTTCGGATATTGATTACGAGAACCATGGCATCCCCCAAGCGTTTCCGGCGTTAAACTTCTACGACTATACTAAACGTGTCGATCGTATTGGCCGGACTCCGTCAAACTATAATCTAATATTCAGTTATAGCGGGCGCGACCAATACCAAAAGAGTGTTAACAGACGGCCGCGAGATACGCCAATGGCCGTTGTATTTCGTAATGATTTACCGCCAGAATGGGCCGGACAAAAGGTTATCGACGGCGATCTATCCGACATCGTTAACGTTAAAGCCGGCGGCGTGATAGTTGGATTACGTGCAAAGGGTAAAGCCAAGCGCGACCGGACGGGCTTTGTTGTGGACTCGGACATGATAGCAATCGGCGGATAGTTGCATTTAATATTGTACTCTCATATAATCCCATACAGCGGGATGGTCCCGCGCTTACTACGGAGTAATAAACAATGAAAGAATTAAGACAAATCGGATTTAAAGAGAAAATCGTACTAGCTGAATATGCTAACGATGAATTGCGTAATGAAATCGAACGGCTCGAGGCCCACATTCGAGCTAGTGCCGATGATCAACGGGCTTTAAACGCCGAGTGTGAAGATTTAATTCAGACCGTTCAAGCTCGCGCCGCTGTTATTGTAAGATATGAGCAGGATAAAAAAGCGCTTGGCGATGGCTTATATACTTTGGTGCGCGATGGCGTCGAGCAAGCAATGGATGACCGGATGGATTTGGAAGAGCCGGTTATGACTGAAGATGAGGTCGACGACCGTATAGATCGATGGTTTGATAGAAATTTCGACGTTTCAGACCATTTTGATATTTCAGATTATACGG